CGAGAATTTTGCGTGAAGAGAGTGCCCTCCCTATGAATTTTGCTTGAAGAGAGTGCCCTTGCCCTGCGCTCTCCCCCTCTCCAACCCCGGCTAATCCTCCGGCTTTCCGCATAGGACCTGCGCTCTCGGCCTCACTACCGGAATACGAAGAGCGCTACAAGCTTATACTATGGCATGAAGTATGGGGTATTTAGAGATAATATCATTCCATAGAGAGAATAGAGAGCCTTCAGCCCACGCCCTACCGCCTGCTCCTCCTATCAAGATAGATATTTAAGCCTATAATCAAAGCCAATAAAGAAAAGCAAAAGACCATTACAATATTATACTGATCCGGTCCGTACTCCAACATAGAGCGAATACCAACCGACAGAAAATACAAGTCAGCTACTAATAAAAACCACCACATAAAATAAAAAAAATACAATAAGTATGTCCGAAAATACGGGGATTATAAAACCTAACTAATTGATAATCAAGCATACATAATTTTTAAGAAAAATACAATAAGCCTAATTTTCAACCCATAGAGACGAAAAAGGCGGAATCCGGAACCCTATTTTGGGCCAGAAAACCGCATAAAGTTTCGTTTTAGACCAATTTTAACGACATGATATAGACAAAATACCGGCATTATATCAAAACTATCCTATTTTAGTTTCGTTTTAGACCAATATAGCACACATTCGCCGTTCACTCTCAGAATACCTACCCGTAAATAGAAAGAGTAGGATACGAAAATAGGGCTGCTCCGATATTCGGAACAACCCTATCCCTATTTAAATACTGTTTATGTTTTCTTTCACGTATGTTCGTGATGTATGGACTTTACGTTTACATTTGTCCTTTCCTGTATCGGCATGATACGCTTCTTTAAGATCACGATACAACATAAATTCCCTATACGCTCTTTTCCGCTTTTCTTTAGCTTCTTTCCTGGACAGACCGCGGACGTCTACCATATAAGATTTAAATTTCCTTTCCATGTTATTATATTGTTTATAATTTAGAGGTTGCTCCGGAATCGAACCGAACGCGCATTCCTATCCTGTACGAATTTTATGCTACAACCAACAGCCCGCAATTAGTACGTAGTTCTTATGTACGGGCCCGTACTATGTGTTATTATATTTTCCGTCTGCTACACAACTTAGCCACAAATAAAGGCGATTGTGTCCTTGCGTTTTGATACGGCACGTCCCTACATGGTAGGCTACATGCTTGTACCCTGTAATTTAATCTACAGCCTTGTTCTGTTTTTCGTGTAAGCAAGTAAGACACGTTTCGATCTGGAGATAAACCTCGTACAACGGCATATTTTCCAAACTGTAATCACATACCTAACATAAATCACGCCTATTCGGGTGATTCATGCAGTAATACCAGCCCTTTAATTGCCAACGGCAAGGGCAACGGTATATCTATCTCCAATATGTAAAAGAACTCTCTGTTTTGCAGGCTTCAGTCTAAAGCATACGCGGGACGTGCACCCACCTACAACGGCGTACAGACGCGTTTAAAGGTACGCGCCCAACCTTGTTTTTTCACTGCTGATTGCTTTCGTGTGCTAAATACTCAGATACACACTTTGCCACAGTGCGAATAGAATAAGATTTGATCTTAACAGCCACATAAGTAGCTTTGTACTCTTCGGTTTCTTTTATCAACCATTTAGTACTTTTTTTGGTCTCCAATGATTCGGAAGTAGTAAAACCAAATGCTTTATATTCGCTACCGTAAACCACATTCTCGGCGCACCAATCAGCCGTTTTGGCTTCAATTCCTTTTTCTTTGTCTACATTGGTATCTTTATACACTTTAGAGTATAAAGTAAACTTAACAAAGATATCATCTACTTTCGGTAACATTTGGCTACACACGGCTACCAGGCGTTTTTTATCCTTGGCGAGGGCTGCAACCTTTACGGCGTATTCTGCCGGTATTTCCAAGGCCTTGCAAATAGCCTTGAGATTAGATCCATTAGCAAATAGAGCGTTGTACAGTTTAACAGCACCTACCAAATTTGCAGCATTTTCTTTAATAGCGGCATTCTGTAGTTTGTTTACATTTTTTTTCGTAATCATATCCAATATATTTTAATTGTTAAACACAGGCAATTACAGATACATATATAGTTCACCCAACGGGTACACTATATAGGTTCACTATGTTAACTCGTGATCTCTCTCGATCACGACGCAAATATACGACATTTATCAATACTACAAATATATATGCTATATTTTTTTTGTTAATTTGTATTAATTTCGATTCTATTATATGATTATCAGCAAGTTATAAAACACTAAAGAGCAGTATTACATGCGTACATTAATATGTGGGATATATGTTTATTTAAGTGGTTTATAATCAATATGTTATAATAATACATTGATTATCAATAATTTAAATAAGATGTTGATAATCAGAGAGTTTGTAGGTTTGAGATAAAAACGCGTTTCCGGTTTTCCAGCGAAGGGGGTGCGGGGGAGAAAACGCGTTTCGGGGGCGGGAGGTTCGTGATAGGTACCCCCTCTCTCCTATCACATAAACATTTTCTCACATCTCTCCTATCACATAAACATTTTCTCATATCCCTCATCACATAAATATCTTTCTCATATATTTCCCATCGCACCCCCTCTCTCCTATCACATAAACATTTTCTCACCTCTCTCCTATCACATAAACCTCTTTCTCACATCTCTCCTATCACATAAACATTTTTTCATATCCCTCCCACGTTACATAAATATCTTTCTCATATCTCTCCTATCACATAAACCTCTTTCTCACATCTCTCCTATCACATAAACATTTTCTCACATCTCTCCTATCACATAAACATTTTTTCATCTCTCCTATCACATAAACATTTTTTCATATCCCTCATCACATAAACCTCTCTACACAACGCAAAAAAATAGGATTGATAGAAACCAATCCTATTTAAAACACGACATTATTAATTTATTGAATTGATGTAAGTTTGTGGTTTTCAATGAAGTCCTTAAATTGGTCGCTTGATGCGTCTATAACGAATCCAGCAGCACCGGCATGTCCCCCACCACCGAATCTCTTACTTACCTCACAGCAATCTACGCTGTCTTCTACGCATTCGTAAAGAGAAAACCGAACTTTACCACCTGGCCTGATACAAAATGGCATCAGGGCTTTAATTTTTCTACCGTCTAACCAGTCTCGTGTAAGAGAATCAAATACTTTAGAGCTAAATTCTGTAGTATTCATCGCCACGACCTTCACCTCATCAACATACGCTTCGAACGAGTACGCACTTACCTCTTGTTCGTTTTTACCAGCCATGTAGTTAATTATAGCACGTCCTTCTTTAGCGAGATCATAAAAAATAAGATCAACCTCATTGTCCTTCATATTTTCTTTAAAGTGATCATACAAATACGACAATGCTATTAACACATTCAATCGCATTTTTGATCTCAAGGCATACTGGACAGCCACTACCGTATCCCAGCCTAAGCCGGATTCTTTATTCCATACATCGTAGTCTGACAGACACCGGACTACCGCCGGCACCTTCCCCATCAGCAGGTCCGAGGCCAGAGCGCACGCACCGACACCGACTTTCCTCAACCCTGGAACTACGAACCCCCATGTCTTACTATCTTCGATAATTCCCTTATGATGATCTATCCACATCAGGCTCTTTCCTTCATCAAGCCACTTTTTGAAAACCGTTTTAGAATCGGCTCCAAAAGACACGTCAAGAACGTAAACAACATCTAAGTCACGCACTTGGTCAATAACTTTCTTAACATCATCTTCATACGAATACGGGATATAAACAACATCCTTGTTTTTACTGTTTTCGTACATAGTTGCGATGGCTGCCGATACAACGCCATCTAAATCTGATTTATGATAGACTATCGCTGCTTTCTTTACTTTCATGATACAAACTTATATATTTGATACTACCGTCTTCTAATGTCTCTATTTTTATAATATCACTATATGAATTGAAACTCTGATCTTTATCAATCCTTATATTCAGCACATCATCTACGGTTGCAGTTTTTCCATCATCGGTTTCAATCTTATAAAAATCTTTTAAAGTGATTTTTATATTAAGACCAACACCATATGGATTTTCAAGGATATATATATAGCCATTATTTAAAATAACTATTCCTTCACTTGTATGTTCTTTGGACAATACATACTCTAAATCAAGATCTTTATCCAAAAATGTAGTAATATCCATATAGTCAATACCGGAATTATAGGCACATACCTTATCCGAATCAGAGAACTGCCCTGGTAGGCCACTGGCGTCCCCGACCATCAACGAACATCCCTTAAGTTGACTGAAGTTCATACCGCGCATTACCGTGTCTTTACACTTCATAAGAATATCATCAATCATGCCCGTGTTAGGCTTCCTCATCGGATTTTGTTCGTCATTTGAATAACACAACCTTTTTTCATATAGGACGCCTCTTATACCTCTCTTTAGCACTACGTATTTAATAAAAATAAATCAATGACACAAGATAATAAAAATAATCATATATTTGTCGGTATCTTAATCAATTAAAAATAAATGTCATGGCAGAAATGAAAATAGGTTTTGTAACCTTCAATCCGGGATCAGGTGACGGTGATCAGGCGGTTACCGTATCAGGTGAAAAATACGAAGGTCGTGTACAGCGTACGTTACAAGTAGAATTTGGTGCCGAATCCGGGGATGTTAAGAAAAGTGCTACCATAAACCAAGCTCCGGTAGCTGAGTTCGTAAAAATAGATTCTACTGCATCAGTAGGAAAAGAAGGTGGTGCTGTAACGATCAACGGTACAAGTAACTCAACTAAATTAACGTTCTCCTTAACTCCGGACGAAACTCATCCTCTGACGTTGGAAATACCTACCTCCTATCAGGCGGCAGGCAAGGCTACCAACAACGGCGCTGTTATTGCCGACGACCCTGGTGCAACAGGGGGCTTTGCTTTCAGTATCGTATTCTCCGGTATTGCAGCGAACACTAATATAAACGATCTGGTAAATACTCTTAAGGTGACGGCCGCTGGTGGTCAGACAGCTAATACGGTTATTACCCAGACAGCAGGTGATCCGTTCTTGGAGATAGACAAGGAGGTAATTAACTTGGATGCAAACGGTACTCCTCAGGCTATCAATGTTAATGCAAACATCAGGTGGACTATCAAGCAAGCTGTTTCTAAGTTGGTAAGGAAAGTAATGAAATAACAATTACTTACAGAAAAAGAAAAGGGGCGTCTATTTGGCGTCCCTTTTTTCTATGCATTGTATGTAGTATTTATCTTTTTGCCTACTGACAAAAATCTTTTTCAAAATCATCTGTTTTCTGATATGGACTCTTTTCCCGTCATCTAATTCCCTCCATATTTCATTAAAGATCAAATCTATTAATTCCATAACCTTCTTATCAGAGACAAGATTCTTTCTACCGGGGCTGACCCATCCATCATCAGTCATCTTACCGGCTATCCTATTAGCTATCCTGCTTAATTCACGTGGGGTGCTCATTTCAATCTGTTTTTAAATATTCTACCTTTTTCACACTGAAGAATGCAGTCTCTCATGGGATGATCTTGTTCGTGATCGTCACACATCGGAAATTCTTTTCCATAGGGGAAAGCAATGTGCGGGCACTGCGCCCTGAACGCATCCCAGGCCGACTTCCTCACAGCCTCAGCTCCGGCACGCACGCCTTTCTCTCTTTCCTTGGCCGGGTCAGCATACACGTTTGAAATAGCTCTTTTCTTCCAAGTAAGCATATTGTAGTAAAACTTATCCACCAGTTTCCTGCCCACTACATCAAACTTCTGTCTATGAATTAAAGGTGCGGCCTTAACGATGTTCTTCCTATTTTTACTAACATCGACATAAATCAGCCCGGCATAAGACGGAACTTCATTTACGTCAATCATATTAGGCGGACAGGCGTAGTAGAAATAGTTTGGAGGATAGCTTATGACACCACCTACCTTAATAATGCCGTCTTTAAGAACCTTATGTTTTTTATCCTTTTTGAAGTCGTTAAAGAAATCTTGTTTAGACATCTTGACCTCTACTTCATAAGCGTACAATGATCTTGTTATGGCCAGGAAGTCAGATTCCCAATCATATATATGAAGATTGTTAATAACATACATCGGATTACTTAACAGATCCCTATTAAGGATCTTAAGCATTTGTTGCTCTGGGTAGTTCATTGTCTTACTTTTTTTAGAGGCTTGTGGCGGAATCGAACCGCCCTACGAGATTTTGCAGATCCCTGACTAAACCACTCATCCAACAAGCCATGTAGCCCATGCCTGAATCGAACAGGCAACTTTTGATTAGGACTCAAGGGTTTTATCCGTTAAACTAATGGGCCATTTAATGTTTGCTATGTTCACACACCACAAACACTTAGATAATTAACACTTTACACAAAATATGTACCGTTATCCAAGGAGGATTCGAACCTCCGCTAACAGAACCAAAATCTGTTGTGCTACCACTACACCATTGGACAGTGGTCCCGGAGGGATTTGAACCCACGATCTCGATGTTATGAGCATCTTGCTTTCACCACTAAGCCACAGGACCTTAAAAATATGCAGGAGCCTTCACAGACGCCTGCATATAACAGCTAAATTTTTAACCAATAATTATCCTAAAAACTCTCTCAACGCAAAGTTAAGTACTAACCTAAAATATAGCAAACTTTAAAACATAAAAAGGAGGTGACTATATACCACTTTACACTAAAAGCGTAAAATAGTACACATTTGTTAAGATACTTAGGTATTCTAACAAATTCAGAATACTCACCTCTATTCTTTTTATTTAGAAGATTGAAGAACGATTTAAAGTTCCTATCTACCATCATCAACACTTGTTGAGCAACAGGTGTTGGTAAAGCACGATAGTCAGCATCATTTTCTGCTCTTAGTTTCTTTTCAAGAGAATAGTAGTTAAGATATTTGTATTTTACGGTATTATCATCCTTGTATTGGAAATAGTGTTGTCTAACAACATACAATCCTTTATTGTATAAGTTTTTACACTTATGCAATAAATCATAAAGTTCATTATAATAAATAGAACTTAGCTTGATTGTATGTTGTTCGACTAATCTCATGACACAAATGTAGGAATTATTATCTCTTTTTTTTCTTCTTCTTTTTAGTGTCTTTTACTCGTTCAGCTTCGTTTTCGGGCTCCACAATGTCACCGGCTTCTTCCTGAATCACATCCGTCTCAGGAACAACATCAGACTTCTCTGACTCAGCCACATCCTTATCTGACTCCTCATCTTTATCCAATTCCGGCTCAGCGACATCGTTTTTGTCTTTACCGATTATACCTATCTGGTAGCCTCTTAATTCTACTTGCATTAATTTCAGCTTCGATTCTAACTCTTGTATTGTTTTGGACCCAACAGAAACCTCGTTTTCCAAATCTCCGATTCTGATCCTGGCTTCAATCAACGCATTTGATTTCTTTTTTAATTCATATGATATACTGTTTTTCTTTTCTTCCAAGTTACTGATTTTGTAATTAGCCTCATCAAGATCAGACTTAGCTTTGTCAAGATCAGCCTTGACCGAATCAAGTTCTTCCGTTTTCTTCTTGACGCTTTTTATCAGCTTTTTCTGATTTTCCTTCAAGGCGTCAATCTTTTCCTTAGACTCAGAAAGATCTTTGCCAACAGATAAAATCTCTTTATCCTTTGAAGCGATATCTGACTTGAGTTCGGAAAGCCTTTCCTTGTAAGAAGCGGCCTTATCCTGCATTTCCTCAATTTCTTTTGCAAGATTTTCGGATTTAATAGCTTTCTCCCTGTACATTGACAGCTTGCTGTCTGTGATTAATGTAAAACCTAACATGCTCATTTTAAAAATATTTAAACATTACTTAACTCCAGAACTACCAAGACCTTTTTCTCCACGTTCATTTCCGTCTTCTACCTCAATATCTGTCACCTCTTCCAATACCATTTTGTATTGTGGAACGATTTCCATCTGAGCTATTCGATCGTTTTTATGGATTACGGTCGGTTTTTTATTGATTTTAGTAAGATTAACCATATACTCTCCTTTGTAGGTAAATTCGCATTTACCGGGTGCGTTAGTAACTACCACTCCCTCGTCAAAAGAGAATCCTGATCTTCCTTCTACATTCACGCACCATCCTTCTGGGATATTCAACTTGAAGCCGGTTCCGATTCTAACAGAATAGCCTTGATATAAGGTAATTGATTCAAAATCGGAAGGAACATCTATTTCCACTCCCATATCATTCACCATCTTCACCACTCTATATGCACGAATATCACAACATGCATCGCCATCATGTTTGTATTCAGGTACTACGACATCAGGATAAAGTTTCTTAATACCTACCTGCACAGTCTTCTGATAACCTGGAGTCAAATACGATTCAGGTATTTTATTAACGACCTTATCTTCTTTTTCAGAAAGAAGTCTTTCAATATCTTCTAACTTATCCATGATCATATTTTTATAGTACAATAAACAATACCTTCTTTTTTTATGTCCTTAGTTGATTCATAGCACTCACGAAAAGTACTTATGTCTGCACCATTAGGATCATCGACCCACTCATCTCCTTGCTTATATTTTTCTCTGGTTTCTGAGTAGATCATACATAATTTATCCCCATGCTTCGCCATAATCCTTTCTTCTGTCACTTTCCTACGAAGTTTAATAAGGGGAAATCTTGTAACTATTTCTACCATCATTCTACACAATCTTTAAAAGCCCAAGAGATGTTATTCTCCTGGTCTGATGTTTATATTAAAATGGAAGGTCATCTTCTTCCATAGGAGGGAAGTTCGGCATCTGTGCTTGCGGCTGTGGGTGGGTCTGATGGTGTGGGCCTTAA